TCTGGTGAACTTATCATAATCAACGGTGTCGCCTTCAAGCTCAATAATTTTATTGGCTTCTTCCTTTTGTGCTTCTGCTGTTACATCGTAAAGATGTTCAATAAAACCCGGAACTTTATCTCCATAGATCTTACCTTGAGGAACTGCGAGTCCTATTTGTTCGCTTTCGTTTCTGTAAGATAGATTCTTTACTCTTATTCTTGCTTCTGGTCTGATCCCGTCAACACTTCTCTCCGGATCTGCGAACAGTTCCTCATCCTCGTATTTATCTATTCCCGCCTGTGTTGGCTCAATTCCAGCATCCTTGAAAAACTCTTCCGAAATTGCATATGCTATCATGCCATTAGCATGAGCCTCGGCCAGAGCACAAATGTTGTATTCGTCGTATTCTGTCATGTGTTTCTTAGAAGGAGGCATGTGGCACGACTGCAACCCTTCATGATCTGACATTCTAAACACATCAATTGGATGTCTTGAGAGAACCATGTAATACTTCTCGTTAAAGTATCTCTCATAGTTCTTTGATATATCTTCTCTATTCTTTGCAAGAAATTCAGCATTCTTTTTCATTTTTGCGGCGGACTTCTTTAACATAGACTCTCTTCGCGACCAAGTCATAACCATTCCAAGAAAGTATGGAGCCTGATCTGGGTCGGAAACGATTGACTGAAATGGATAGCTCTCTCCGCCGGTTGGTTTCATGTTTGCAGCAGGTTGTCCGAAGAATTTGTTAAAACCCTTATCAAATGACATAATCATTTTTTTCTGCTTGGTCTTATCTTCGGTTTTGTTCAGTGCCTTAACTTTATCACCGATAGTATTAAGCTGTGTGATTATGTTATTGATGAGCTTAATGAGTTTGACTTCTTCAATTCTTTCAACATCAACCATTTCACCTTCAACATTTTTTCGTGTTCTTATAGTTTTGCGAGCCTTGAAGTTTTTAAAATCCACTTCCCAGCCATGGGTAGACAGAATAGTTGTTAATTCAGAAAGAGGCCCCTCATCAGGAGCGGTGAATTCAGAAATAAGACGATACCTGTTTCCAAAGATGTTGGAAAATAGATAGTCCTCAACAGGAACATCAAGTGCATCCTGCAAGTGCATAACCTCTTCCTCTACGGCTTCGGAGATATACTTTCTCCAGTTTTCAAATAGTTGTTTCATTGTTTATCCTACAAAAATTTTAAGTGGAGACATGTTGACAATGGCTTGTTGATTATCAACCATGTTTTTATCTGTCTCAATAAGTTTGTCATATGTGGTTTGTTCTAGAATTTCCTTAAGCTCTTCTCTAAGTGAATTTTGTTCTTCTTTTGCTTGGGAAAGTAGATCCGCCGCGTTGAGATTAATATTATCACCAGGAATTGGAATAGATCCGCCGAACTTTCCTCTAATTTGGCCTAGAGTTTCTTTTGACAAGGCTAGAGCAAACCTTCGTATCCACTGCTTACCCATTGAATTAATTGATTCATATGAAATGTTTTCAAATGGAATGTTGTTCATATTGTTAACACCACCCTGTCCGGATTCAACATCATCAGTAAACGGAGAGTTAGTCTCAATTGTAAACTTAAACCAAACTTTCTCCGGAGAACCAGAATTAGGCGTTGGGAACAATCTTAGGCGATTATCTATAATCTCATATGAATAATGTGAGGTTCTGGTATATAGATGATCTTCATATGACATTGCTTGAAGCTTGTTTTGCCATGCTGGTATGACCTGAAAAGTTGAGTCATCTGCATATTGTCCGTAAGAGTTCATATCTCCAACAACATTGAGTCCACCATAATAGCCATAAAATCTCCACATTTGTCGTGGACTTACATAATAAACTTGCCTAATTTTAATTCTTTTGTCCCCAACCAGCCCAGCATAGGGTACACCCCCATCTTCAGATGAAGAGCTTACAATACTCTGTAAATCATAGTCCTGTGTACCAGTATCGGTATCAATTGAAGCACTGTACACTCTCTCAGTTCCGCCAACTCCTGCTTCTGTTGCAAACTTGTCACCCATTTTAAAAGCGTAATCAAATGTTAGCTTGGGATACTTAAGCTCAACACCTTCGCCGGAACCTGTTATCTCTCCTTTATAATCAAAAGAAGAGGTTGACATCCCAAGTGCAGAGCCTAGGGCATTCTTAGATTGGTGTCGGTTTACAAGATATGAATACTCCAAGGTGGCTTCTTCATAGTTGGCATAAACATTTGCTGGTAACAGCTCAATATCTAATACATCTCCACCAAGTTTTTTATAAGTATATGCAACCTGCGCAGAGGCCCCAGAAAGAAAATGTTCTGAGCTAGCATAGACCCCAAGAGGCAATGCAGCAGCTACTAGGGCCGCTGATCCTGTTGAAGTTAATATAATCGCTGATGTTGTTGATGTCGGTGTTAAAGTTGGTAATGACATTCATTAATCCTCCAATCTTAATAAGTAGTTTTACAATAAAGAAAAGCCCCCGTCACAAGGACGGAGGCACTCTAGGAAATTCTACTTTTCTTACTGTTTAGGGGATTTATTTGCTGGTGCTCTGGGCTTCTTGGCAGCGGGCTTGGCTCTAGTTGGTCTAGGTTTTGGCTTGCTTTCTGCTTTTGCTTTTGCTTGCTCTGCTGCTGCCTTAATCGCTGCTTCTTTTTCTGCTTTGATTTTTGCTTCTTTAGCTAGCTCTAGCTGTGCATCTTGCTCTGCGCTTTTTCGCCTATCTATTTCCTCTTGAACTTCATTCCCAATGCCGGCTCTAATTGCCAAGTCCATTGATGGAAGAACTCCATCTTTCTTCATTCTACGAAGAAGTTTTCTAGCTCGCTTTGATTTTCTACTCATGTTAACACCTTTTTTAAATTATATAATAACGCTATCTTAACTAAGAGTAACGCCATCAGATGCAAAGGAAAGAACAGTAGCATACCAGTTGTTTCCATCACATACTAGTTCAATTTGATCTCCAGGAACAGCAATATTCTTGTTAATAGTAATTGTATCAAAGTTGGATCCTGATCCTGCTGTGACAGGAGTAGGGCATCCACCTTCAATTTTTGCTCCACTTCCACTTGCATACATTGTAGCAGCGATAAATCTTCCGCCGTCTTTACCTTCTGATATATCACCGGAACCTGTAATAACATAATCACCAGTACGTGGGTTGCCTCTGACGATAAATTTACACCACCAGCCATTTCCAGCAGCAGAACAATTTGGCATAGTTACAGCCATTGCTGCTGTTTCTAGATCCAGAGTAAAGATTGTTCCACAGTCACTTACTTCAACTGTCTTTGCCGCAGATTCGATCACTTCGATCTTCTTTCTATCAGCAGAATATCTTCCTGATTTTGACATAATTAAATCTCCTTAATAAATTATGTGAGCACCCTATGGGCTCATTTCATAGTAAGTAGTATTTTAAAAAAGAAAAAACCCCCAACCAAAAGGTTGGGGGCAATTTTTTACTATCTAATCAAATGGTATGATTAGCTAGCCCCAGACTCTCCAAGAAGTCCACGTACGATAACAAGACCGTACATGTCAGCGCGAACCATCTTCTTAGCATAACGAGTCATTACGCCCTTACGAGGAACGAAATCTTCGGTACCGAAAATGGTAGGAGTAACCTGTAGTGGTACGTATGGAGCATAAACATATCCGCTTTCAAGGAATGAAGCACCTTTACGTCCAACAAGAACAGCATTACGTGGGAAGTAAGGATCAACAATAACGTCAAACTTACGACTGAGAGAACCGGTCTTAACAGCACCGATATCACCCTTATCAGCATCAGCAGTTACGTTTGCACGGAATCCGCTAGTGAATTCAAGGATGTTAGCAACTTCAGGCCCACAAACAACGAAGTTTGCTCCGCCACGAAGTGTCTTACGATGGATCTGTGCAGAAACGTCGTTAATGGTCTCAATAAGAGTCTCGTACCATTCGCTAACAGTTCCGGTGAAATCAGGAGCAGCAGCTGTCGCTCCAAGCTCAGCACCAGTTACACGGTTAACAAAAAGTCCGGGAGAGCGAGACCAGTAAAATGTTCCAGCAGAAGCGCCGTTTACAAGATCAGCAAGAATCTCACGATCAATCTCAAGAGCAATTTGCTCAGAAAGGATAGAAGTCAATTCTACCTCAGCATCAATGTTATGATACGCATTGAGATCTTGACCCAACTCAGGAGTCCACTTAGCCTTAAGCTTCTTGGTCTGAGCTGTAATCGCGATTGAATCAACTGAAATGTCAATTTCTGGAATTGCGCCGTTCTTTTCAAGTTCAAAAAGATCACCGATAACACCACCAGTCGCAGTAGCTGCATCATACTGATCCTTAACAGGGAAACTAACTTTTCCTGCGTCCATATTAGCAACATCAAACGCTCCAGATTGTCCAGCAGAGATGCTAGATCCAACTACAACATAACGAACTGCTTTAAGAGTTGTTGCTGCTTCATCCGCATCAACCAAATGAGTCAAACGACGAATTTGAGCAGTAAGAGTAGTGAATGCAGAATCAGCGCCTTGCAATTCTGTTAGATCAACCAAGAATGCTGATAAGTTATCAAAATCAGGATCACCTTCATTACAATCGTGCTCTTCTTCTTCAATATCAACAACAGCAACATGTAGTGTTCCAGCAGTTTCAGCAAGAAGATCAGCATCAAAACGAATAAGCTTTGCGTTTGCTTCAGAAACAGCACCATTAAGATGAAAAGTGCTCTTGATAGCAGCTGAGCCAACAGCCTGTGCGATTGCAGTAGCAGTACTTCCACTTGGAGAAGAGTAAGCGTAACCGGTACTACCAGCACGACCAGGACCACTGAAATCTTCTTTGTTAGTTCCACCAACAAGATTTACACCACCAGCAATTTCTGAACCAAGCTCAGAAGTACCGTAGATTGATTCTGTTCCACCTTGAGTGTTACCTAGACGATTTCCTGAAACACTGCTTCCATTCTCTTCGTCACCGAAAGTGAAGTCAAGGAAGAAGATGAGTCCGCTAGGAAGATTCATAGGTTGAACACTTACAAGATCATTAGCGATAAGTCCGGCGAATACACGACGAACGATAGGAAAAGCAACAGCAGCGAAACCTTCAACGTCACCAGCACTCATAGTGGAAGCCTCACGAAGAAGCTCCTTTGCTTGGTTCTCAAGAAGACGAGCCATAGTAGACTTTTCACGTTGGGTCTCAAGACCCTCAAGTAGTCCAGTCTGAGACCACTTATTTAGAAGAGCATGTCCTTCCGCTTTCATATCACGGTTTACGATACCTTCTGTCAAATTTTCAATAATAGACATTTGTATACCTCCTTAATTGTATTTATTTAGTCTATGCCAGCAAGCTTTCTCATGCGACCTGCAAAATCCAAGTCTTCATTAAGTTCTTGCTGCTTTCTACGTGGCAATACATGAGAGAGGTTAGACTTTCTATTTACAGACTCACTAAGTGATTTTGGACCTTTTTGTGCGGTACCCACTACAGTTTCTTTAAGAGTCTCTGAGATAGTCTTAGCTTCTTCTAGTGTACTAGCCTTAGCAACGGCTTCGACAATTTTTGATTTTTGTCGCTCATTCAAGGAGGCGTCACTCAATATTCTATTCGAATATAACAATCGCGCATTCATCACAAGGGCTTCCTCAAGCTTTCCTTTCATATCTGAAACAATATTGTGGAGCTTATCCTGTGTTGTTTGGTACGATAAAATTGTATCATTTAATTCGCTAACTTGCTTCTCCAGCTCGTCGGCTTTTTCTTTTTGTTCTGTTGATTGCCTAGCAGCGAGTTCCAGCTCAGCATCATAGT